ATGAAATTGAAGATAAAAAGAGAGAAGTATATGATATGTTAGTAAATAAATTAAAACATAGATTAAATGATTTACTTTAATACATTAATTTATATTTATAGTATAAATTGATATTAAATAACATAATAAATTATAAAATTATTTTATGGATAAAAAACCAGAAGATACAAATGAAATTGAATCAAATACTTTAGAATGGTCAAAAGAAATAGATACTTTATTAGCAAAATGGTGTGATAATGCAAAATGTTTTGAATGGATGCACAGTGAAGCAAGTGTGGATTATAGTAAAAAATCAAGAAGATTTATAATAATTATTAATTTATTAACAGCATTAAGTGGTGTAAGTAATATTATTACAGGTGGATTAACAATTGGAACTTTTCAAATTGCATGGATATTTGGTGGTATATCAGTTATTACATCATCATTAAATATATTACAGGATAAATTAGGATATCAAACATTAGCGGAATCACATCGTAAATTTGCTACACAATGGACAATGATTATATCTAAAATAGAAGAAATTATTGTTTTACCACCATCGGGAAGAAGAGATTGTAAAACGTTTATGAGATATATTAAAAATGATATTAATTCAGCAACAATAGATGGTAATCATATTATTCCAGATATATTTAGAAAAGCATGTTTTGATAAATTTAATAAAATACCAAATTTTGATATACCAGATATCTGCGGACATGTAGAACATACTAGTGCATATTTAGCAGATCATGTATCAATTAATATTGATTTTCCAGAAGTAGAATTATCTACACCATTATTAAAAAAATAAATGAATATTATGGATAAATTGTATAAATTAAAATTAAATAAATATATATTAAAATTAAAACAATCAGATAATTATTTATGTAATTATTGTTCACCTGATGTAGGTGATTGTTCATACTGTTCAAATATAAAACAAAATGGTGGAGAATGTAATCCATTACCAACTGATTTAACTGAAAATGAATTATTAACTCAAGAAGCATTTAATTCTATTAATCCAGATAGAAGAATTACATTATTAAGTTATGAAGAAAATGGAACAATAACACCAGGTAATCAAGATGGATGGTGTTACGATTTACTTGGATTAGGTAGAATGTTCAGTGTTAAAATAAATGCAGTTCATCCAATTACTAGAAGAAAATTAACTATTGCACAGGTACAAGATATTTTAACTAAATATAATAATTGGATTACATCAAATATTGGAAATAAAGATTTAGTTGTATCTGATAAGTTATTTGATATAGAAGCATCAATAATGGAATTAACATCTGCAAGAGCAGAAGGTAGAGATTATGGTGATATTTCAGCAGTTATGTTACCTCGTCCACTTACACCAGAAGAAGAAGAATTATTAGCGATAGAAGAAGAAAGAAAAGCAGAAGAAAAATCAAGACAAAGACTACAATTAGCACAAGCAGAATTAGATTTAGCACGTATAAGAAGAGAACTCGGAGCAAGAGAATATCAAGCAGCACATCCATATATATCACCTTCACGAGCACGTAGATTAAGACGATATGATGATGACCTAACAATAGATGCAGAAATAGCACGACAAGAAACAAGAGCACAACAAAGAGCACTACAAATAGCACAAGAAAGAGGTTTATTTGCAAATGATGAAAATGTAGCAAATTTACCTAGAAGAAGCGAACGTGTTGAATATGAAGCTGAATTATCAAGACGTGAAAGAGAAAGATCACGACAAGGAGCAACAGGAGCAAGAGGAGAATAATAAAAACTTATAAAGTATTATTAATAATTATAATACGTTGTAAAATGAAATTAATGGAAATTTATTTTAAAGAATGCGAAGAGCATCAAAAAATTTATGGTAAAGACAAAGGTATTGTTTTAATGCAAGTGGGTTCATTTTACGAAGCTTATCAAACAGATACTCAAGGTTTTGATTTAAATGTGATTAGTGATTTAACTAATTTTGTGATTACTAAAAAAGACAAATCAAATCTAATTACAAACATAGATAATCCTAAAACAATGGGTTTTCCATTAAATTCGTTAAATAAATATGTAAAGATTTTAACTGATGCTGGATATCAAGTAAAAGTTATTGAACAAACAACTCCAAATAAATCTAATAAGAAGATAGAACGACAAACAAAGGCTACTTATTCCAGTGGTACGATGATTGATTTAGATAATAAAGATAATAATTATATATTAGCAATTTGGATAGAAACACCTAATATTGGTATTACCATTGCTGATATTGGAACAGGTGAATGGGAAATTAAAGATTGTTTAACAGATCCAGATGACCAATATCAAGCATTAGACGAAGTATCAAGATATATTAATACATATCAACCAGTTGAAATTATAATTAGTATTGAAAATAATGTTAAATTAGATGCAGATATAATTAAATATTTGGAATTGGAGGATAAAAATTATTATATATTTGATAATAAAAATAAATTATATCATAAATTAGAATATCAAAATCAAAAATTAGCAAAGATATTTAATCAAAAAGATTCATTGTCTTATCTAAATATAGAGGATTATCATTATGGTCGCATTTCATTAATGTTATTATTAGACTATATAGAAATGCATAATCCAGAATTATTAAAAAATCTTACGAATATTCAAAATTATGTGGATAATAAATATTTGTATCTTGGTAATAATGCATTAAGTCAATTACATGTATTATCCAATGAGGGATATCAAAATAAAATTGGTAATCGATTTAAATCATTGTATGATGTAGTTAATTTTACAGGAACGAGTATGGGAAGAAGACGATTAAAAAGAGAACTAGCACATCCATTAGTTAATACAAAAGATATTCAAAATAGATATGATTTAATTCTAAAGTTTAAAAATATAACAGAAGAAATTAAAGAAGAACTACAGTATATCAATGATATAGAAAAGATGCATAAAAAGTTCATGGTTGGAGAATTACATCCATTAGAATTATACAAGTGGATAATAAGTTATGAACGAATTATTAAATTAGAAAATAAATTAAAAAATATCTATCCTTTATCATCAGTAAATATTGAAGATATTTATAAAACATTAATTAAAACTTTTGATATAGATAAGCTTCCCTTATACAACATCACGCAAATTAAAGAGAATATTTTCAGACCAAAAATCAACGAAGAATTAGATAAAATTCAAACAAAAATAGATGGAAATCGGGAAATATTAAAGAAAGTTGCAAATTTCGTGGAAAACTTTGAAGTAAATAATATAGTAAAGAAGGCAGCGGGATGTAGGGTAGAATTTAATGAGCGAGACGGTTATCATTTAATTACCACTAAAAAAAGATGGGCATCAATAGAGAAAGAGATTAGAAAATCAACATTAGACAATATTAAAATGGATGAATTAGTAGGAAAGGAGAATTCGGTAAGCGGGACCAAAATATTTTCAGAACAATTGAAGAAGATATCAGATGAATTAATTAAAAATGAATCAATAATTTGTGATAAGATGCAAGAAGCTTATGTGCAGTTTAGTATTGATTTTTGTAATAAATATAAGATGAAATTAAATAATGTAATTAGTTGGATTTCATATGTAGATTTTATTTATAGTGGTGCACAGTGCATGAATAAATATAGATATACTACTCCAAATATTAAAGAAGATTCAACATCCTGGTTTTCATGCAAACAAATTCGTCATCCTATTGTAGAACGTATATCTGAAAATTATATTCCATTTAATATGTCATTAGGTCAAGAATATACAGGTATTACATTATTTGGTTTAAACAGTGCGGGTAAATCTACATTACAGAAGAGTGTTGGATTAAATATTATTCTTGCACAAATGGGATATCCTGTAGCATGTACAGATTTAACGTATTCACCATATCATTCTTTATTTACTAGAATATCAGGTAACGATAATTTGTTCAAAGGTTTATCATCTTTTACAGTTGAGATGTTAGAGATTAGAAATATATTAAAAAGAACAAATGAGAGGTCATTGATTATAGCAGATGAAGTATGTCGTGGAACAGAATATGAATCTGGATTGATTATAGTATTAACGATGATTAAATTATTATCAGAGAAGAAAGCAAATTTTATTACAGCATCACATTTGCACGAGTTAGTTAAGACTAAGCAATACAATGAATTAAAGAATATAAGATCATTTCATATTAAAATTAGTTATGATGAGAAAACGAATGTTATTCGATATGATAGAGAATTATGTGAAGGTTCAGGAGATAATTTTTATGGATTATTAGTAGCCAAATCATTAATAGATGACAGAGAATTTTTACAGATATCAAATGATATTAAAAAAGAAATGGTTGATACTAAAACAGATGTTAGTTTATATAATAGTAAGATTATTAAAGATGAATGTCAAATCTGTCATAGAAAAGTGAAAGAGAATGAAGTTTCATTAGAGACGCATCATATAGTATTTCAAAAGGATACGACAACAGAAGGATTAATAAATGAATACAAACATAAGAACCATGAGAGTAATTTAATGGTTATTTGTCAGAAATGTCATGATGATGTAGATAGAGGTAAAATAAATATAATTAAAAAGGTAGAAACAAGTAAAGGACACGAATTAATAATAGAAAATAAGCCTGTATTAATAGAAAAAGAAGAAGAATCAGATATAAATAAATTAATAAAAGAATTGCATAGTAAGAAATTATCACATAAATTAATACAAGAAAGGTTATCTAAAAACAATATTAGACTAAGTTTAGCTAAAATTAATAAAATAATTAATTTTTAATATGAGAAGCATCAGTTGCAAATTTATCAGCCATCATATTACCATACCACATTTTCCAATCTAATGTAGTTTTATCATCAGGTTCATCTTTATGCGAATTAACATGTTTAAAGATGGGTTTAACTTTTTTATATTTATCACGAATTTCAACCAATAATTCTTTATTATCTACTGGTTTCTTATTGCTTTTAAGCCAACCGTTCTTTTCCCATGTAGGAATCCAGTCAATACAGCTATTATAGAGGTATTTACTATCTGTTACCATATAGATTTTAGTATAAACTCCTTCTTTTAGGTCTTTTTCAAGGATGGTAAGGGCTTCAAGACAGGCCATTAATTCGGCGGTATTATTAGTTATTTTGGGATATTCTAGATATTTACTAACATTACGGGGGTCATTATCCCCAAAAAATACGCCGTAACCAGCGGCTTTATTGGTCTTAGATTGGTTATTAAGGCAAGAGCCATCTATAAAGACCCAAATAGTATTTTCATCAGCCATATATAGTAAAAATTGAAAAAATATTGACTTATCGGTCTTATTATTAGACTATAGCTAGTATATATCAATTTTTAATCTATTATGTCAAAAGCTCCAACTGTTTGGGATCTTAAACCAAAAAAGAAAACTAATAGAAAGATTACCACAACATTATTTGATATTAATAATAATGATAATAATGATAATAATAAAAATAATCGTCAAAAACCTTATAATAGAACACCAAAATATAAACCTATGAAATATACAAATTCAAATTTAAATCATGCAGATGAAATACGTACATTCGGGTTTATTAGTCTATAATTATTACCACTTTAGTGTGGTAGTAAAAAAATTAAGTATCATAGGATCCCATTTTTCTTTGTTAACATCTGGTTTTTCATATGTTAATTTGAAGTTTAAACTACCATCTTTATTAAAATACTTTTTAATAGGTGATTTTTGAATTTTTTCCATGGGAGGTTTTCCTATAATCTCAATAATGTGATATAAATGGACCAAATCAGTTGGTAATTTACCAGTTGCATGCGGATTAAACATTACTTTATCTTCAACTAATTCATAATACATTGTAGCTACTGACCAAAAATCAACAGTGCAATCATATGGTAATTGCATTAGAACATTAGGTGCTCTATAATATCTAGTTTGAATACAAGGGAAACGTTTTTCAGATTTCATTTGGTCAAGTGAATGAACGGTGCCTAAATCAGCAATTTTAAAAGTACATTGTAATAATTCTTCTTCAGTATAATTTAAATTATCTAAATTTTCATATATTTCTTCAATATCTAATATATCAGCTAGTTCATCTATTATTTTCTTTAAAATTTTTCTTTTACCAAGTCTAAATTTATTTTTTTCACGTTTATTTGTCATATCAAATTTTTGTCTGTAAAGTTCAATTTGTTTATCATAAACCTCTTTAAATTTAATTTTTTCTAATTTATCTTTTATCATTTTTAATCGCTTATCATTACCACATACTAAAATATTTTCAGGTTTAATATCAGTATGAATTAAATTATGAGCATGTAGAAAACTTAAACCTTCAGTAATATTTTCATGTAATTTTCTCATTATAGCAGGTGGGTATCCTTTATTAGATTCTCTATACTTTTTTAAGAAATAATAAGCACTATCAATAGCTAATTCTAAAACCATGCATAAGTAAGTTTTTTTATCACGAGTATATTCAAAAGATTCAATTAATTTAATTAGACAATTTGTAGGAAATTTAGAAACAACTTCTAAACAATTTATTTCAATAACACCTGCGTCATAGCAATCTTCATTTTGAATCTTTAATGCAAAAAAGTCATTCTTACTAATTTGATATACTAACCAAACAGTAGAATATGCACCTGAACCTAATTTATATAGAACTAAATAATCATTATGTAATACTTCAAATTCAAAATCTTCTTCTACAGTTGATTGAGAATTAGTAGAACCAGAACAGCTAGACTCTTCAAATTCAATTGATTTTTCTTTTTTATTTCTAGGCATATTATTATTATTAATTTTTAATAATAGTATAACCGCAATTTTTCAATCTTTCATATAATCAATTAATTCTTGATTGATAGATTCATCTGTTATTGTATTAGATGGTGTACTATTTACAGGTACACATAATCCATTCATTGTATCATAATATGGTGCATCTTCAGGGCAAATTTGTTTTGCTAAATAAACAGGATATGATCTATCATAGATAAATCCGCCATATGGTAAATGATTAGATGCATCAAAAATATAATTACCAGTTGCACCTACATGAGAATTAATAGTATTATCATTATAAATAATATTACCATAATCACTGGGACCAGTATATTGAGAAACACTCCAATCAAGTTTTTCAGTAGGAACAGTTAATTCTTCATCTTCTCTACCAGCATTATAATTATTATCTTCTTTACCTGTTATATTATAGGTAGTAGTATCTACTTTTTGATTATTTGGAACAAATGTACCTAAAGTTTGTTCTCGAGTGTAATTACCGTAATCTAAATGTTCTTTAAATGAGTCAAAACAATAAAACATAATAGTTATAAATAAAACGATACTTATAAAAATGTAAAAATAATAGTCATCCATATATTATTTACTTATAAATTTTTTTGAACTTAAAATTCTCCAAAAAATCCAACTGTCTTAATTTTTTGATAAATAGATTCTATAATAGGAATTTGTTGAGATGTTGTAAATGTACATGAAAGAATAACTCTTCTTTGATTTCTACATAATTTTTTACCTTTGTGAAATACTTTATCCCCTTCAAATAATAATGAATTTCCATCATTTAATACTACTGTTTCTACTTTTCCATCAGCATTTATATATTGATAATTACTACAGGTTTCTTTAAATGTTACTGGTAATAAAAAGGTAAAATATCTTCCATCATAATGATTAGTATCAAAATGCCAGTCAATAAAATCACCTTCTTGGTCGTATACAATTAAACATAAACTATTTGGTTCGGATAATGGTGTAGTCATTACTTTTTCACCTATAATTTCAGAAATAACAGGACATAATGATTTATACCATTTAATAATATTAGGGAATGCAATTTTTAAATATTTCATACTGATAGCAGTTTGACGTTTTTGAGGTATATTAATTCTTTTACCATATTTATAAGATATATCTAATAATGGTTCAATATATTCATCAGGAATACTAATATTTAATTTTTTAATATAACAAAATTCATCAGGTGATGTATTTTTACATTTTTTAAGATAATTTTGATAGTGTGTAGTTCTATACATAAATGTTCCAGAAATATATGCAATTAAAGAAAAAAACATAAATGTTCCTATTAATAATAATGGTAATAATCGATATGGTACAAATAGTTCATTTTTAAAATTAGGTACAAATATATAGTATAAAAATATGATTGATATTATAAATATAGATTCTGTATTCATAATATAATATTTTATTTTTTTGTTAAATTATACCATTCTTGTTTTCTTTCTTGAAAATCAACAATAGGTTTAATATATACATTTTTATATTTTTCATATGATTTATACCAATTTGCTACATCTCTATCAGGTACATCTTTTAATTCTGGAATATACTTTCTTATAAATTCTAAATGAATATCCCATTTCTTAAAATTTGTTGGATCATATAATCTACCACTCATTGTTCCACCTTTACCAAAACGATATCCTGGTGGATCATATGGTCCTAATGTATTATTCCAATTACCAAAATTATTCGCATAACAACAATCAATTAACATTTTAGAAAATTGGACTTGACCACCCCAAACTGGACTAAACGGATTTTGATGCAACACTTTAATTGCAAAATTAGATACATATAATCTTAATCTATTATGCATGTAACCTGTTTGAATTAATTGACGAACTCCAGCATCTATAATAGGAAATCCAGTATTGCCTGACCAAAGTGCTTTTGCTTCTGAAACATTATTTTTCCACTTAACATGTGGGAAAAATTCATCAGTAAAACTATAACCTACATGATTAAATCGTGCCAAAATAAAATGAAATTGTCTCCAATATAATTGTCGGATAAGAGCAGTTAATTTATGTTTCTTCATATTATTATAAACTTCAACAATACTAACACAACCAAATTTTAAATAGGTAGACAAGAAAGTAGTATTATAAGTTAGATTATCACGTTCAGCTTCATAATCTTTGAACTTACCCATATTTTTTAATATTTTTAAAGCTTCTTTCCTACCACCATGCACAAGATTTGTAAGAGATTTATTATAGAAATGATGAATATCTTTTTTATATGTCATTTCATGAAGTTTACTATCAGTGGTAAAATTAGAAGGTTTTGAAACTTCTTCTCTAATTTTTTGTTCAATACCATTTTTATAGAAAGCACCAAAAACTTTATAAATATTCTTTTTATTTAGATATAATTCCATTTTGTTTAAGCAATTATCATCCATATTTTTAATTAATTGAACATCATACTTTTTAATAACTTCATCCATAAGTTTATCTCTTTTGAGTGAATATTCACTAAAATCAGCATTATAACTTACATGGGTAGGTTTAACAATCTTAATTATTTTTTCTAAGACATGGTCAGGTTGACCATAAAAGTATTGTAATTTATTACCAAGTTCTTTATTTAAGTCATCTAAAGATTCAATCATGATTTTAACAGCAGGATCAGAACGATAGTGTGCATTTTCGGATGTATGGTCAATTTGAAAGGGGTCAAAAATAAAAATTGGTATAATCTTTTTTACTTTTTTGGATAAGTCGTGTAAAGCAACATTATCCGATAATCGCAAGTCTCTTCTAAAAATATGTATTCCACTCATATTTTTAAATATTAAATTAATTTTAAATTCGTTTTTAAATAATTGTTAATTTTGTTTAAATCCGTTTGTGTAGGTATACTACTACCATTCTCATATGATTTGTAAATATTAGCAGGCATATTTATTGCATGTGCTAACTGGTCTTGTTTCATACCTTTTGCTACTCTGGCTTGAATTAAAGTTTGACGAGAAGGTGCATCTAATTTTTTAAATTTTACTACATCAGCAGATTCAAGTTTATGAACTCTATTTAAATTATCTTTTGATTCTTGACTCAAACCATTTGAATTAGCTGTAGTTGTTTTAGGTTTACTACTTCTAATGGTAACAGTTTCCCAATCTTGGTTGTTGTTATATCTTTCATCATCGCTCATAACTACTATTTAGTTTTTTCTTTAAATTATTTCTTGTAATTCATACAATTTGTTCTGAGAGTATCAAAGTCTTTTGACATCATTTCAATACATTTAATATTAGCAGCTTGATTAAGTGGTTTTAAGACTAAGTAACTTAGGAATAAAAATTCTTTTTTACCAGAACCTTTTGCACGAATTAAACCCCAACCGGCACTTTTTTCATTTACAACTTTACGATAATCAAATCTGACATATACATTTTGACCATTTTCATCCTTTACAATATTAGAATAATAGTTTTTACTCCTTTCGTTAGACCAACAAAGTTTTAAACTTGCATCTAAACCAGATAATAAAGTTGGTAATCCAGCAATATTACCTGTTGATATAGCAATAATTTGCATAACATCACTGACTAACTTTTGAATATCTACGCTAATATCGACAGATGTTTTTGCACGTTCTAATTCATCATATCGTTGGTCAGCCCATTGAGGAACTTTATCTGCATTTAATGCTTCACGTTCAGCTATAATACGTGCTTCTTCTAATTTTAATTTATATTCTCTATCTTGTAATTCAAGTAATTTTTCATTTGCAGCTTGTTCTGCTTTATCTGCAGCTTCTTTTGCTTTATCAACAGCTTCAAATTCAATTTGGTAAATTTTTGCTAAATTTCCAGTGTGACTATATGTATTTCTTTTATCAAGATCATTACAAGGTATTTGACGATTTTTATAACCAACTGCATCTGTTAAATAATTATGTCTTCTCAAATAATTATGACCTCCATTAGTACAACCATTACATGTATATTCATCATAATAAATTCCATGAATATATCCATTTGTTGTATGTAATACACTGTTTGTATCTAAACAACCTAAGCATTTAATATGTTTCATACATGCTCTTGCTTTTCTGACAGCATCTGGTGCAAAGCTTTCATATTTTTTAAAATCATTTTCCATCAATTGAAGCATAAATTCTTTAATTTGTTTTTTTACTTCATCCATCTTATATTATTTTAGATTATAAAAAAATATTAATATATAGACTAATTGAAATGCAGATTAATAAAGATATCCAACGAATACTAGCAAATTGCACAAAGTCAGTTTCTAATTTACAAAAAATCCATAGTATTAATTATACACATTTATTACCCAAGTCAGTTAACTTGTTTAAGAGAACAGAAAAGTTTCAGAAGAATGGAGTTTCATATGATTTATATGGATGGAAAGATGATGTTTTAGTTGATATATATCCAACCTATGATAATATTATATTAAAAGAAGATTTACCTAAATCATGGATAACATATATTAATTCAGTGATAGGTGCTACCAAAATAAATAAGTTTTCATTGATAATTTATAGTAAAAAACATAAGAAATACACAAATGTCATACATTTCAGTAACCAAGAACCAATAAATATAAAAGATACATATGAAGTAACGGAAGAATGGGTAAGAGCAACTGCAAATAAAAATTATATATTAGAAGATACAATTCATGATATAGTAGGTAAAAAGCGTAAACGCAGTGAAGAATCAGATGAAATTGGAGAAGACGAAGAGGAAATTATAGAGAGAATGAATATGGGAAATGATTTTGAGAGACATATTATTCATAGGATAATCGAAAATCATTATTTAAATTTTACAAAGATAGCTGAGAGTTATGAAGCAAAAGAATTAGAAAAATATAAAGCTACATTAAAGGAAATGAAACGAGGTATGCCTATTATACATCAAGCAGTATTACATAATCCAATATCAAAAGAATATGGATGTGTTGATTTATTAGTAAGAAGTGATTATATAAATAAATTATGTAAGATGGAATATCCTTATCATTTTACAAGTGGAACAAAAATAGATAAACCACATTATGTGATAGTTGATATTAAATGGCATAAATTACAATTAAATGTGGATAAGACAACGGTAAGAAATGAGGGAATGGTGGAAACATTCAAAGCACAATTATGTGTATACAATAATGCATTAGGATATATGCAAGGATATTTACCGAATAATGCATATATATTAGGAAGAGGATGGAAACAAACGAGAATGGAGAAGGGAGAAACTATTACAGAAGGTAATCAGGATCCATTTGATAAATTAGGAGCAATTGAATTCAAAGAAAGAGATAGTAATATTACAATAAAAACAGAAGAAGCTAGAAAATGGTTAGCTGAAGTAAAAGATAAAGATTTTGATGTAAAAAATCCAGTATATAATCATTCGCATCCGAATATGAGTAATAGTTATGATTATCCAAATAAAAAATTAAAAGTAGATATTGCAGAAGAAAAGAATGAATTAACAATGATTGCACATGTAAGTCCTAAGCATAGAGAAACAGCAAAAGAAAATGGGATTACATGTTATTCAGATCCAAATATATCAGCGGAAAAATTAGGAATCAAAGGTAAAACAGGAGAAGTAGTGGATGCTTTATTAGAAAATCAGAAGATGGTATGTGCAATTAAAGGAAATTATAAAATACCAGATCAATTAGATGTAGAAATATTTATAGATTTTGAATATATGTTTTGTTTTAATGAAGAAGAGAATATACCATATTTATGTGGAATAGGATGGGTGAAAGATGGTAAATGGGAATTTGAATATGTATTATTAGAAAGTTTAACAATGGAATCAAGAAGAAAGATGTGTGAAGATATTATTAATTTGATTAAGAAAGTAAATAGTAAAAGAATTTTTACGTGGTCAGATGTGGATAAAAGATTATTAATGAAATTATGTAAAAAGTTTGAATTAGATAATGAAAAATATTTAGAAAAATTAGAATGGATAGATGCATATAAATTTTGTATGAATAATAAAATTAATTTTAAGGGAGCAAGACGATATGGATTGAAAGAAATAGGACGAGTAATGAAATTAAATGAATTAACAGATTTATCATGGGATAATAATTTAGTAGGGTCATCATCAGGAGTGAGAAAATATTATTATAATAATGAAAAATGGGATTCATCTAAAGTAATAAAATATAATGAAGTTGATTGTAAGATGGTTTCAGAAGTTATTCGTAATTTGAGAAAATATAAAAATTAATATATTTATAATGTATATGAACCCAGAAAAAATCTTATTAACAAATGTGGATATAGCAGCACCAGTAAAATTACTATGGTTAAGATTATTAGAAAAGGAAAAGTATTTAATAGAACAAAATAAATTAAATACATTTGTAATCAATAATACACAAACACAAGATCTTAAATTTGATGTAATAAATTATATAAATTATACATGGGAACAAATAAGATATTATAATGTTTCAAATGAAGTAACAGAATTATTTAAAAGTAAATTAACGGATATATATAATTTAGTATAAACTCGCTTCGCTCCTCTCACTACGTTCGTTTTTACACTAATCGTGTAAAATTCGCTAACGCTCAGTTTGCTACGCAAACATTTAAGGATTAAAAAATTATTAATATAATTTTTTAAATTAAATAGAAAAATCATTATTGTTAACGAAGTTAACTGAGCGTAGCGAATTTTATGCGAGTAGCATAAAAACGAGTGAAACGAGACGCAGCGAAGCGAAGTTTATTTAACAAGTCTATAAATAATAACAACAGCAATTAAAATACCAGCTACCATCATTAATTTATTATTATCTGATAATGTACTATCAGTTAATGAACCAATGAGAGGTACTTGGGAAAGAGCCATAGAAACATCAAGAGGATGGTAGATAGGTGATAATGTGTATAAATAAAATACACCTGCAGTAATAACAACAAATAATACGATGTTATCTAAGAAAGAACTAACACTAAAATGTTCGATAACTCTAACTTTTTTAGAATTACCAAAATGTTCTTTGGATGCAATAAATTTAGCTAAATTTGATGAAGGTTTATTTTTAGGACCAATTTTAGATTTGTTAATATTTGTAAATGATTCACCTAATGGTGCTGGTTGTGATTGAGGAGTAGGTTGAGGAATTGGTTGCATTTGAGGTACAGGTAATCCAGCAGAAGTAGATACATCAGAATTTACATCATTAACGCTGAGAGTATTTTGACTTTCTTGAACGAGAGTAGTAGGAGCATCAATATCTGCACCAACAACATAAGATGAAACAGGCATTGCATTAGATTGATTTACAACAGGGAGAACAGGTGTACCACTTAATTGTGGTTGTTCATTTGTAGTGACAGGATTTGTAGTAGGACCAAGTTGTTGTGCTAAAATAGTATCGACTTCAACAAATCTAGGTTGAGCAGTAAATACGGCCATTGGTGGTTCAGTAAAATCAATATCAGCCATATAGGTATTATTTGAAGAATAAGGAATAGGTTCAGGGCAAGATTCTGCACTTGATGGAGCTGACATCGTTAATATATATATATGAAGAAATTATTATAAATGAAATTATTTAGTGAATTAATTTAAAGAATTTATCTAAAGATTTTTGAAAGTCATTGTTAAACATTAAATATGGAATTATAAATCCAGGAGTAATTTTATGATTGGTTTTTAATATATTATTCTTAATATTATCTAATTGTTTTAAATCTTGAACATATTTTCCAATCATTTCCATTACATAGTCAACATGAATATCCATATGATAGTGATGATGAATATGAAAATTTTCTGCAAATTTATCAGGAATATTAGATAATTCGTTAAATGTGAAAATGAATAAATGATTTTTATTACTTTTAGTTACAAAATCGGAAATTAGGTTATAAACATTTTTATTTTTATTATACATCTCATTGAAATCAATATTGTTAAAAAATACAATTACACGCTCTGGGAATTTCATTTCAATATCATGAAAAAATCGGTATACCATATCTTCGCAATAATTACTAGTAGGAAAGTGAATCAAACCATATTGATATTCAGTGGTAATTGCTTCGATAAGAGTTGACTTACCAATACCTTCTTTACCTGAAAGAATAAAGCGGTGAGAACGGGGAACGTTATTTTTGTCAAAAGTTTCTGAATGCACATGATAATCTTCAATCGTATCAATCATTTTATTTTTTAATGTACTATCCATATAAACATTGTCAAATGTACGTTTAAAAGGTAAGCTTTTATAATAGGTAAGTTTACTATGTTCTTTATCATAGTATGAATAATAATGGATATTAGTATCAATTTCATTATCAAAATATATCATGTAAATTGCTATAAAAATAGCAACAGGTACAAGACCAACAATTAAAGTTATAAAAAATGCTTCAAGAGGAGTTAATCCTACTGCCATGTGTTCAATAAACTTTATCATTTTATCACTTATTTATTTGAATAAAGTAGAATATAATTAAATAAACAAAATATCAATTTTTTATAATACTATAATATGAAGATAGATTCCTCTTGGAAACCAATATTACATTCTAAATTGTATAAAGAAATTATAGAATATTTAAAAGAAGAAAAATACATACCAGATAAAATATCATTATTGAAACCATTTACATATTTTAAACCATCAGAATTAAGAGTAGTTATATTAGGTCAAGCACCATATTCTAGAATTAGTTCAGCAACAGGTTTAGCATTCTCAGTACCAAAAACAGAAAAGATACCTGAAACGTTAAAGAATATGTTCAAAGAAATTAATAATGAATATGATAACAAGTATAAATTTGTAAATGGAGATTTAACAAAATGGTCATCAAGAGAAAAAATATTATTATTAAATACAGCACTGACGACAGTTGAAGGAGATTATAATAAACATTATAAAGTATGGCAAGAATATACGGATATAGTAATACAAGAGATATCAAAAAATACAAAGGGAGTTTGTTTTGTATTATTAGGAAACAATGCAAAAAGCAAAAGAAAATTAATAGATGAATCAAAACATACAGTAATAGAATCAATACATCCATCACCACAAATAGCACATCAAGGATTTTTTGGTAAAAATTTATTTAAAAATATAGAAAAATGTGCAGGAGAAATTAATTGGCAAAATTAATAAATTGGTTTTTCTCTGAACCATATATTTACAGCATATTTTTTATTATTACCAATAATTTCTTCACCTGCATGTAAAGTATCATAATCAACATCACCATCTTTCATATTTTCGAAATAAATAGCATCACCAGCTTTTGGTTTAATTCTTAAATTTAGTTTTGGAAAATAAGTATTACCACCTGCATTATCAGGTAAATCATTTAAATATAATAATACCGTTTTATTTCTATTACCTTTAACTATTTCTGTAGAATCACCACTGAAGAAATCATAATGTGGACTATATTTTTGACCAGAATCATATACAGCAATTTGCATTGGTTCTAAATGTTTAGTAGATAAACCAACGTATTCACATGCACGATTTTCTAAAGCAGTAATAATTTCATCAGTACTCTTACCTATGTGAGCAGATTCAGAAGTTCTAACATCTTTTAAGATAGCATTAGGATTATGACGGGTATCAATGGTAGATGGTTTTTTTAATTCATCAGCAAGAGATATTAAATGGTTTATTTGATTTTCATCAGTTAAAAAATTATGAATGTATATAATTTTTGGATCTTCGCTTAATATATCTTCTTGATATTTTGTAGATTTAATATATTTTGAAACACTTTTTTTCTTATTAGGATTAGTGAAGTATTGAGAATTATTCCATAATTGGATAGCAATAAATATTACTAATGTAGAAATTAATAGTATTAAAATTAATTTTTTCATACTATCTATTAATATTTTTTTTAATTATTTAAACCTAAAACTTCACGCATATATTTAGAATAAGGGTTATCTAATACATCAGGATTATTACCATTTTCTTTTAATAATTTAATACATAATTTAATATATTTCAATTCATATTCATCTCTATTTTCTAATATTTTAATAGGACTAGGCATATCATAACCTTGATATGTTTTTAATGCTTTAATAAAATATTCCTTCATAATAGTTGTTACACGTGGATCAGTATCATTTTGTTTCTTTTCTAATTCAACTTCTTCATTTAATCTCTTCATAATTTTTGGTCTTACAATAAGACGTTCTTCTCTTTTTTTATTAATATTTTCATGTAATTTATTAAGTAATTCTTGTCTGTTTGGTTTATTATTATTTAATTGACTTTGTAAAGTTTTATCAGAATTCATTTATTAATATAATATGATTTTTTTAAATATATTCAAAATAAACGATAAAAATTAATTTATATTTTATTATTAATGGAAAATATAAATAATATTAGAGTAAATTTTAATAATAGTAATGAAGAAACACCTTTTACATCTAATTTTGTTATATATATTGAATCAACAGTGAATAGTATTTTTCCAATATTAGACACTAATGAAAAATCAATAATTAATAAAATGGTAATGTCATTAGTAACGTTAATTTTTTTTAGATTTAATTTTGAATCAGAAAATGCATACTATCTTAAATTAAAAGATAATAATAACCAAGATTTAGTAATGATAATTTTATTATTAATTCCATATATTGAAGATAAAAATAATTATATGATTCATCATAGTTTACAAAAATTAACTGACATAGGAATGAATAAAAATACAAATATTCAATATGATAGAAGTTTTTTTAATGAAAAAAGGGAGAAAGATTATGAATGGAATTTAATGGATATATATAATAATTATATTACAGTATATCATACTATATATAGATGCGCACATCACATGTATTGCAATTGGATAAATATCATACCATTAACATTAGATGATTATAGGTCATCATATATTTATCAAGAAACTGTAAAAAAGCAAAATATAATAGATAACATAAGAATTAATTCAGCAAATATAAATACATTCAAACCATCATTAACATATGGAGGATTAGATATTAGAGATTATTATCATGTATTTATCAACGATTTATATTTAGAGATTTTACCTTATAAGTGGTTATTATATGAAAAATATGATACAGATAGAAATAAAGATGTAATGTACATTGAAGAAATTTTTAATTTTTTTGGATATATATTTACAGCAGATGAATATGAAAATAATAAGTTAATGTTTATAAATAAATGGTCAAGTTTTGTAGAATTATCAAAAACGAATAATTTTTACAAAGACATATTGTATCAATTATTAAATCATTTTGATTTTAAGGCGATTACTTATTTAACTGTAGAAGATAGAAAAAATTTTAAACAAGTAAATTCAGTAAAAGAAGAAAATAAAATATATGAAAGAGATGATAATTATATACCAATCGACAAAGAAGAAAAATACAATAAATTAATTGAAAATTATAATAAAATGGATAATATTCAAAATATATATGAATATCTAAAAGATACAATTTATCAGTTATCATTTACATGGTATGGAAAATTAATGTTTCCTGATCAAAAATTTAAAAGTATTGTATTATTAAAAGATGTTGAATTTAATAAAGAAAAGATATTTAATAAAACAATTATAGCTAATTCAACGTTAAGTTATAAAAATATATATAATTTTGCAAAAAGCATATTAATAAATGATAGAGAAATATATAGAATTAGAGAATGGGATGGATTATTATATGAGCATAGAAATTTAATATATCAAAGATTAAATGCAGATGTTAATAATTGGTTTAATATAACAAATAACTTGAGGATAAAATATGGTAGTTTATATAATAATAGAATCAATGATATAATATATAATATAATTAAACCAAGAATTACAGAAATAATATTTCACAGTTTAATAACAAGAGGTATATTATCAGAATTTAAAGTAAAACATAGTCCAGATGCTATTGAAAAAAGTTTAGATAGTTATTATTTTGTAACACAAAGAAAATATATAGATTTAGAATATATTCAAGAAGATAAAAATGATATTTATTCTGAAAGATTTGTAGATAAAATTATAGGAAAAAGTTTGAATAATAAAAAAACTGGTTGGTATAAACAATTTGCATTAAATTGGGTACAACAAATACATTTCTTTAAACATTTTTTCAATCAAAGAGTTATTTATGTTACAGGTGGAACAGGTGTTGGTAAATCAACACAAATGCCAAAGTTATTATGGTATGGATTATTTTTAATTGGTGTATATGATGGTAAAGTAATAAATACACAACCTCGTATAAATGCAACGACAAAGAATGCAGCAAGAATATCAAATGAATTAGGAGTATCAATTGAAAAATATGATAAAACAGAAGATGATATAATTTCAACGGATAACTATTATGTTCAATATCAAACAGAAAGGAAAAAACATGTAACGGGATTAATATCAACGCAAAATATACCAGCACCACCTAGTTATTTAAAAATAGTAACTGATGGTACATTATTAGTGGAATTACAAAATAATACATATTTAAAAGAGAAATCAAATAAAAGTTATTTACAATATAATAAATATGATGTTATTGCAATAGATGAAGCACATGAACATAATGCAAATATGGATTTAATCTTAACAATAATGAGAGATGTATTAGAAGTTAATAATTCATTAAGATTAGTAATTATAACAGCAACTATTGATGATGATGAACCAATATATAGAAGATATTATAAAAATGTAAACGATAATATATTATATCCGATAAGTAATGCATTATATGATGATTTAGAATATAGAATTAAAGTAGCATATATTTTGGGTGAAATTAAGACTATTATGAAAATTAATAATTATCCAAGTTTTAATTATGATAGAATATCTAATGATAGAAGATTGCATATTTCACCACCATTAGGAGATACAACATATACAATTACTGAAGAATATCAAAAAGAAGATATTAAAACATATGATGAAAGTGAAAAATTAGGTATACAGAAAACAATAGAAATAGCAAAGACGGCAACAGGAGATATATTATTTTTCTCAACAAGTACGAGTAAAATTAGAAATATAGTAACATTATTAAATAATTCAAATATACCAGCAAATTGGTGTGCATTACCATATTATTCAAATTTACCACAAAAATGGACAGATTTAATAAGTAGTATTGGAGATACAAAAATTAATTTTGATGTGGATAGACGAGATATTTTTGTAGCGATAGATAATTTGAATTATAGAAAAGTAAGTAATAACTTGTATACAAGATATATTATAGTAGCTACAAATGTAGCAGAAGCATCGATTACAATTAATTCATTAAAATACGTAATAGAAACAGGATGGCAAGTATCAGTATCATATGATCCATTTAAAATGATTACAACGAATAAAATAGTAGAAATAACAGAGGCATCAAGAAAACAAAGAAGAGGTCGTGTAGGTCGTACCCAACCTGGTACTGTTTATTATATGTATAAAGAAGGAGCAAGAAAAAATGTTAAAAAGATATATCCAATAACACAAAAGATAAATGAGTTAATATATACATTATCAAGATTATTATATGATAAATATATTACAGATGATGCAGAAAAAGAAATAATAGATGAAAAATTATCATATGACATATTAGATTTATCGGTAAAAGAACAATTTTATAATGATTATATTGATAAAACAATAGATGAAGTATATGAAGGAAATCCATTATTAAGAAATATAATTACACCATTTGATGATATAGTATTTGAAAGATATCAATCAGGATACGATTTAAGTACAATATATGATTTTGGTGGAAAATTTTATTTAATTCATCCATTAGAAGAATATGTTAAAAGAGATGAATACAGTGGTGAAATTATTGATTTTACTAAAAAAAATAAGGATAAATATATTGAACAATTTAATGAATTATTTAAATTAAGATTAATTGTAATAAATAATAAAAGTAATTTTATAAAAACAAATTTATTTACAGAATTAGAAGATTTATTTAATCAAGTAAAATCTGAATTAGGTAATTCAATAACATATAACCAATTATGGACATATGTATTAGGTCAAAGATATAATTTATTAGAAGAAGTATGTTGGATTAATTCGGCAATTGAAACAGGAACAATTGAATCATTATCACAAAAAATAACAACAAAAAATAATATTGAAATTCCAGATAATGAAATGTTAATAAAAAAATTCGGAGATACTAGTAGTGATTTCAATGTATATGTGAATATATTTAAGAAAATTAAGTTAGTATTACCAAGATTAATTGAATTTTCACCTGGAGAATTACTTATACAAATAAATAAAAGTAAAAAAGAAACGATGTTAGAGATTGAAGATTATAATTTGGTTAAGAATATTGAAATAAAAGATAGAACAAAATTATCAAAGTTGATTATATATAAAAATAAAAAAGAGATTGATTATAATAGAATAGAAGCATTATGTGATTATTATGGATTAGATGATAAAAATGTAATATCATATGTTAAATCATATTTATTAAGAGTAAGTATTAGTAAAATAATAAGTAACTGGGTTGATAAACATATTAATATGATACCATATTTCAAAGAAGTCAATGATATTCCATTTATATATATATCAGCATATTCAAATTTAATTAATATAGAAGATATGACAGATATTAAAAAAGTAGTAAAAGATCCATTATCAATTGTTACAGGTGAATATATACATTCAATTTCAAAAAATGAAAAAAATGATATAGTTAAAATGATACATATGTCAACATTTAATCCATCAATCCATACAAAAGCTATTGTTCCAGCATTTATATTTCCATTAGAATATGATACATTAATATGGAAAGATATGTATTTATTTTATAGAAATATTACACCAAGGATATTAGAGGAATATTTATTTCCAGATAATAATAGAAATGATAGAGAATTTAATAAACAATTATTAGAGTTATATAGTCTATTTAGGTCAAGATTATAAACTTCGCTTTGCTGCGTCTCACTATGTTCGTTTGCTTCGCAAATTCGCTATCGCTCAGTTCGTTTCACTCACACAAAAGGGTATCGGATAAGTGAGCATAGCGAACTGAGCTTTAGCGAATTTGCGAAGCAAACGAACGAAGTGAGACGCAGCGAAGCGAAGTTTAGTGAATTATTATAAAAATTGATAAAATATTATTATAGTCAAGTATAATAGAATTTTAAATAAGATGGAAGGTATATTAAATATTCATTTTATTAATGAAGAAGGATTGGTAGCAGGAACGCAATACGGTTTGATGATGAGCTTTCATTATCAAACGGTAGTTTTTACACCATTTGTTCATGATAGTAAACATTTTACACATTGCAGTCATGCATATTTTACATTAAATGATAAAGTTATTGAATTAGTAGAATCAAGATATGCATATCCATATTTTTTGCGTGTGTGGACTACAACACCAACTGGTATTAATTCTGCAAGTGAGATGACAATTAATTTTCCAAATAAGAATCATAGTATTAATGGTAAAAGGATTGAAAATATTAAAAATATAGAATTTAATGGATGGCATATTATATTGCCACCAATTTATGTTCAAGCAATTAATAAATATGTAGAATTAGGTACTATAGTATATAATAAAAGTAAAATAACAGGAATAGTAATTAAACATCACAATGATGAATCAATTATATTGGGAATGTATTTTTTGAAACATATTATTAATGGATTAGATATGAATTATGCAGGAATTTATTATGGTATGAGTAAAGTTGATGATAAAATAGTTGTAACAGAAGATTGGGATTTATATGAAAATGGATTAAAAATCAATGATATAATTCTTAAAATAGAAGATGTAAAAGTAAACGATACAATGTATATGAATAAAATAGATAATTATATATATATTGATACATGGATTACATGGTTGTATATGGATCATTCTGAATTAAATTTAAC